TTAAAAGCTAGAGGATTAAGAATTAAGGGTGATGACACCCCGATTATGCCTGGTGAGTTCCGTGATGTGGACGTTCCTGGTGGATCAATCAAAGAAAATATCAGTTTTTTGCCCTACAAAGAGCCAAGCACGGTCTTATACCAGCTTATGGGCGACATTGTAGAGGAAGGAAGGCGTTTTGCTTCGGCTGCGGACGTAAAAGCGGCGGATATGAACGCGGAAGCGCCTGTTGGAACCACTTTAGCGATACTAGAGCGGTCAATGAAGGTCATGAGCGCCGTTCAGGCCCGTATGCACGCCTCTATGAAGGTGGAATTGCGCCTATTAAGCGGAATTGTTCGCGATTTTGGGCCAGAAGCCTATCCGTATGACGAAGAGTCCGAGCCTTTGGTCGGATCTGACTTTGATGACCGTGTAGACATCATTCCAGTCAGCGATCCTAACGCAGGAACGATGGCTCAGCGCATTATGCAGTACCAAGCAGCACTTCAACTGGCTCAACAAGCGCCTGAGATGTATGACCTGCCGTTATTGCATCGTCAAATGCTCGAAATCCTTAATATCCGTGATGCAGACAAGATTGTGCCTACGGATGATGACATGCAGCCTACAGATCCTGTAAGTGAGAACATGAACATCATAAATGGTAAGCCTGTTAAGGCATTTGCTTACCAAGACCATGAAGCTCACATACAAACTCACATGGCTATGGCGCAAGATCCTAAAGTCTTGGAGGTTATGGGTAAAAGCCCTAACGCTAAAAAGGCTATGGCAGAGCTTTCCGCTCACGTTCAAGAACACTTGGCGTTTAAATATAGAGCGGATGTTGAGAAACAACTTGGGTTTGAGCTTCCACCACCAGGGGAAAGCTTGCCAGAAGACATTGAATTCAGAATATCTCAGCTTGCAAGTATGGCTGCCGATCAGCTTAAAGGTAAGAACCAGCAAGAGGCTCAGCAGAAGAAGGCTCAAGAGCAGGCTAAAGATCCTATTGTTCAAATGCAGCAAAAAGAGTTGCAGATTAAAGAGATGGCTGCCCAATCTAAGGCTCAATCAGACCAAGCTAAGCTTCAGTTAGAAGGGCAAAAGCTAATGGCTAAGGCCCAGCTTGATAAGCAGCGTCTTGATCAACAGATGCAGATAGAGCAAGGCAGGCTTGGCGCTCGTATCTCTGAAACAAATACACAACAAGAGCTTGAAGATCGACGTATTGCCTCGAAAGAACAACTTGATGGCTTAAAGATTGGTGTTGAGATTGCTAAGGATCTTATGAATGACTAACATTCATGACAATGTCTTTGACGTTTTAAAAAATGCGATTAGATCTCAAATGAACGAATATGCTGACCATGTTAGCGGTGGTGGCTGCAAAGATTACGGCGAATACGCCAAAATTTGCGGCATTATCGAGGGTTTAGCACTAGCAGAACGTGAGATTTTAGACCTCAAACAGAGGGCTGAATCGACGTAATTCCCCGCAAAAGCGGTGCAAGCGACTCTGGACGCTATTTTCCAGTGCTGAAGGAAACACTAATGTCTGAAGCATTAGCAAATAACGAGACACCTGAAGAGGATGATTCTCGCAAGGCAAAGCAGTTGCCTACCCCTAAAGGGTTTAAGCTGTTGATCGCTCTACCAGAGCCTGATGAATTGACGGAAGGTGGCATACTAAAGGCACACTCTACAATTCGTGATGAGGAAGTAGGGTCTATTGTCGGCATGGTTCTCGAAATGGGAGCTGGTGCTTACAATGACCCTAAGCGATTCCCTGATGGCCCTTATTGCCAGAAAGGTGATTGGATTCTAATGAGGTCTTACTCAGGTACTAGATTTAAAGTGCATGGTAAGGAGTTTCGTTTAATCAATGATGATTCCGTTGAGGCTGTTGTCGAAGATCCAAGAGGCATCGTTAAGGTATGAGTGAAGCAGAAGATACTGACTTAGGTCAGCAGCACAGTCCCGAAGAGAAATTCTTTGGTGTCCGCACCCAGATCGGTAAAAAATCCTCTGACGATCAAGACTCAGACATTGAGCTTGAGGTCATTGATGACAGAAGCGAAGAAGATCGTAGAGCTCCTAAGTCCGCAGAGGCTTCTGACACAGAAGATGATGACGAACTAAGCGGTTATAGCGATAAAGTTCAAAAAAGAATTAACAAACTACGATACGAGCAGCATGAAGAGCGCCGTCAGCGGGAAGCCGCAGAAAGGATGCGCGAAGAAGCTGTTCGTGTTGCCCAACAGCTTTCAGCGAAGAACAAAGAGTATGAATCTTTAATCAATCGTGGTGAAGGCGCATTAGTTGCCCAGATCAAACAAAGAGCAGAACTCTCTTTGCAACAAGCAAGAAGCAATTATAAGAAAGCTTATGAGGAAGGCGACACTGATAATGTCGTTAACGCTCAAGAAGATCTTATGAGAGCGCAAGCTGAAGTTGGTGAGGCAGAGCGTCATGCTCAACAGCTTTCATCACAGCAAGTTCAAAGAGAGCAGTACGAGCAACAGATTTATCAGCAGCAAATTGCTGAGCAGTCAGCACAACAAGTTGCTCAGCAGCAGCAAGCACCACAGGTAGATCCAGAGGCCCAAGAGTGGGCATCTAAGAACACTTGGTTTATGCAGGATGGGTTTGAAGAAATGACCAGTCTGGCGTATGGTGCTCATGCAGGTTTAATAAAAAGAGGAATTCAGCCTAACTCTCAGGAGTATTTTAGGCAGATTGATGCTCGTTTAAGACAAGCATTTCCAGAACATGATTGGGAGGATAATAGCGACACATATAGCCGTGACGCGCCCGTGACTCACAATCAGCCCTCGTCGGTGGTAGCCCCCTCCTCACGGAGTAATGGTGCTAAACCGCGCAAAGTACGGTTGACGGCTACCCAATTATCTCTCGCCAAGAGATTGGGTTTAACCCCAGAACAGTATGCGAGGCAACTCGCCAAGGAGACTTCGTAATGACTGATGAGCGCACACCAAGAAAAAGCAACTCTAGAGAAGTTGATGCAAGACCGACAGATACATGGAGTCCTGCTTCTATCCTTCCAGATCCTGATCCACAAGATGGATGGGTTTTTAGATGGGTAAGAACCAGTATTCTAGGAGAGTCTGATAATACGCATACATCTAAGATGTTTCGGGAAGGATGGCAGCCTGTAAGGGCTGATGATCACCCAGAACTGATGTTACAGTCGGATATAGGCTCTCGGTTTGAAGGCAATATTGAGGTTGGTGGATTATTATTGTGCAAAGCGCCAGAAGAAAAGATGGCTGCACGCGCAAGACACTACCAGAATGTTGCTGAACAACAGATGAGTTCGGTTGATAACAACTATCTAAGAGAAAACGATCCTCGGATGCCAATGCTCTCTCCAGAGCGTAGCACCAGGACAACTTTTGGAAGAGGTTAACCCTAAGCAGGGGTTGGCCCTTAATTAACTAGGAGGCCTATTATGGCTACTACTGCTACCCCCACAGGTGCAGAGCCGGTTGATACCTTGAGTGCGAGTGGCTCATTTACTGGGAAAATTCGTCATATCAAGATTGCAAATGCATATGGGACTGCCATTTTTTATGGTGATTTCGTTAAGCTTGTTGCTGCCGGAACTGTTGAAAAAGCTGCTGTAACAACCGCTGTTGTTGCTGGCACCGTTGGTATTTTTGTAGGCTGCGCTTACACAGATCCAACCACAAACCAAATGACGTTCAATCAACAATTCCCAGCATCAACTGCTGCTGATGATATTGTTGCTTACGTTGTTGACGATCCTAAGCTGTTATTCCGTATGCAAGCTGATGAAGCTATTGCACAAACTGGACTTGGAAACAATGTCTCAGCGGTTAACACTGCCGGTTCAACATCCATCGGTCGAAGCAAGAACGCCTTAGACGGCGGCTCTATCGCTACGACTAATTCATTACCACTGCGTATCGTTGACTTCGTAGATGGCCCAACCAGTGCTGTAGGCGATGCCTTCACCGACTGTATTGTGACCTATCTGCCTTTGAGTCACGCTTACGAAACCAAGCTTGGTGTATAAGGAGAATTAAGTAATGGCAATTTCAAGAGCGCAAATGCTTAAAGAACTCCTACCAGGGCTTAACGCCTTATTTGGTTTGGAGTACGAAAAATACGAAGATGAACACACGCTCATTTATGAGACAGAAAGTTCTGATCGTTCGTTTGAAGAAGAAGTAAAGCTTTCTGGCTTTGCGGCTGCCCCTGTTAAAGCAGAAGGCGCGGCAACAAGTTATGACTCTGCACAAGAGTCTTACACTGCCAGATATAACCACGAAACTATTTCGATGGGCTTTGCTATAACCGAAGAGGCTATGGAAGATAATCTTTATGATTCTCTTTCTGCTCGTTACACCAAGGCGCTTTCTCGCGCAATGGCTTACACGAAGCAAGTCAAAGCGGCTAACTTGCTCAACAATGGTTTTGATACCTTTACGTCTGGTGACGGAGTTACGTTGTTCAATGCCAGCCACCCATTGGTAAGCGGTGGAACTAACTCCAACCGCCCAACAACAGGTGCTGACTTAAACGAGACCTCTCTAGAGAATGCAATCATCGAGATTGCTGCGTTCACTGACGAACGTGGCCTTCTGATTGCTGCTCGTCCTCGTCGTTTAATCGTTCCACCCGCTTTGATGTTTACAGCAGATCGTTTGCTAGAAACTACTCAGCGTACTGGTACTGCTGACAACGACATAAATGCTATTCGTAACATGGGTGCTATCCCTGAAGGTTACGCTGTGAATCATTATTTGACTGACAGCAACGCTTTCTTTATCACCACTGATATACCGAATGGTATGAAGATGTTTGAGCGTACTGCGCTTGAAACGTCTATGGACGGTGACTTCGATACTGGTAACGTGCGCTACAAAGCGCGTGAGCGTTACTCGTTCGGCGTATCTGATCCATTGGGAATCTACGGTTCCCCAGGCTCTAGCTAGAGCTTTTAGGGACTGTCCGGTGTATCATCGGGCAGTCCTTTTTTTTATTCCTGACAAAATGTTTCACATGGAACAATTTGACACTAACCCAGACAGGAGATACTTATGGGTAATACGACTTTTACTGGTGCGGTTCGTTCTGAAAGCACCTTCAAAACTGTAAGCAAAGACAGCGCTTCCGGCGCTATTACTGAAGTTGCAACTGTTGGTGACGGCCCTGTTAGCCTTGCCGATGGTAATGTAACTTTAACTAACGCGACCCACAGTGGTCGAGTATTGCTTGTCCCTGATGGCGGTCAAGACAATACCTACACTCTGCCAGCACCTATTGCTGGATCTGTGTTCAGGTTTGTTTATGCGGGTGGCGCGGCTGACGCTACTGATGCAATTATCGTCACCCCTGGCAACGCCAACTTTTACATTGGTGGTGTTACTTTTCTTGATACTGACAACGAAATTAGCGCAGTTTTTTCTGACGGCAACTCAAATAGCAGCATTCAGTTAAACGTACCTGCGGGTTTTGATGTGACTATTATTGGTCTGAACACCACTAATTATCAGATCCTTGGCACCGTTACGAGCGCAACTGCACCTGCATTTGCCGATCAGTAAACAATTAGCTTTGAGTGGGGCGTTATTCGCCCCCTTCTTTTAGGAGAAATGTATGGCTGATGCGGTAGCAACTCAGACAATTCAAGATGACGGCAGTACCGCTATCTTTAGATTCACAAATGTTAGTGATGGTACTGGTGAGAGCGCAGTTGCAAAAATAGATGTATCTGCATTAGCGCCAGACCCAATGACAAATGCTGCGTGTACTTCTGTTTCGATTCAAAGCATTTACTACAGCACTGTAGGTATGGGCGTTAAGATATTCTTTAACGCAACTACTAATGTATTGGCTTGGCAGTTAAATGCCGATTGGTCTGACACGTTAGACTTTTCAGATTTTACTGGCATCCCTAACAATGCTGGCAGTGGTAAGAATGGCGACATTCTTTTCACAACAGTAGCTCACAGTTCTGGTGATGTTTACAACATAGTTATGAAGGTTCGCAAACACTTCTAGAGTTGGTTATGGCTAGAAACTATAAAGAAGAGTACAAAAGCTTTCACTCCAAGCCGGAGCAAAAGAAGCGTAGGGCTGGCAGAAATGCCGCTCGACGCACTGCTGAAGCCAAAGGGGTAGTTAAGAAGGGTGACAAGAAGGACGTTCATCATAAGGACGGCAATCCGCTTAACAATAAGCCAAAAAACCTTCGTGTAGAATCTAGATCAAAAAATAGGGCTAGAAAATAATGGCTGAAAAAAAGAAGTCTACGGTAAACAAGGCTGGCAATTACACAAAGCCAACCTTGCGTAAAAAGCTTTTTAATCAAATTAAAGCTAGTGGAAAAGGCGGCAGCCCGGGCCAGTGGTCGGCTAGAA